GCCTTGGGGTCGATCTCGTTGTAATAGGCTGGCATCACATCAACCCCAGCCGATCCAGCGCAAAGTATGATTTCTTGTAGCTTTCGATGAGACGATCAACGCTGTCGATCTTGTTTTTGAGTTCCGGCGTGGGCCTAGTGTCGTTGTAGATCGTCAGCGTCTCGCGGTAATCCCACAGCGCGGTCAGCACGATGTGGGTGTCGGTTGCTCCAAGTCTGATTGCCATCTCACCACCCCGCGCCGTGAGCGATGAGCAGCAGGCCGTAGCCCACAGCGAACAGGCAGATGGTGGCAATGGCTTCAGCCAAGATGTCTCGGATTTTCATTTTGGTTTCTCCTATCAAAACGGCGGCTCTTCGCCGGGGTAAGTTGGTTTCCACTGTGGCGGCGCGTAGGCCGCTGGCTGGGGGCGTGGTGCTGGCTTGGCAATAATGCCAAGCCTGTTGAGTTCGAGTTCGAGGTCGGTCATGCGTGCCAGCCTTCTTTCCACGCGCAGTAACGCTGCGGCTCGGCGTAGACATCAAAGGGGTTGTAGTGGCAGGCGATACCTGCGGCGCGGGCAGCACGGCCAGCGGCCATATCAGAAGCTTCAAGCGGGTGGCGCTGCATGACAGTCATCTTGTTCATCCTTGTTTGCTAGTTCGTGTGACCACCATACAGCCACGCGCGCTGCATGCAACAGAAAAAATGCGCTTGACGCAAAATTATTTCACAAATAGACAGATCGAACCGAAGCACAGGAGGACGCCGTGAAGGCACAAGACCAAATCAGACAGTGGGCGGCGGACGGCGGGCGCAAGCTTGGCTGGATCGCTGACCAAGTCCCCGTCGCAAAATCCAGCATGTCACGCTGGATGCAGAACAACATCACGCCGGGTGCAATCTACCGCAACCGGCTGGCCGAGATCACCGGGATCGACAGCCTGCGCGACAAGGGGACGTGGAAATGAACCGCGCCGAAATATTGGACACCGCCAAGGAATACATCACCAAGGATCGCGCAGACACGCACGGCGATGCGGAGAGCAACTTCGGCTTGATCGCGGCTTACTGGTCGGCGCATCTGGATGCGCGCGTCACTGACCACGACGTAGCGGTTATGATGTGTCTGTTTAAACTGGCCAGGATGAAAAGTAACCCGGCGCATATTGACTCAAGTCAAGATTTGTGCGGATATGGCGCAATCGCTGGAGAGCTGGGAGCAAAGCATGCCAAGGGAAAAGTGGAAGGCTAGGTCTGGAAGCCGGGAGTATTTTGCATGGCGAAGCATGCGAAACCGCTGCACCAGCACGAAGAATGCGTCTTGGCACAATTACGGTGGTCGCGGAATTAAGGTCTGCGAGAGGTGGGCGCATGACTTTGACGCCTTTCTGGATGACATGGGGCCATGCCCTGAAGGCTACTCGTTAGATCGGATCAATGTGAACGGACACTACGAGCCAAAGAACTGCCGTTGGGCTAGCTGGAAAACTCAGTCCAATAACAAAAGGACGAGTGTAGTCATTGAGTTCAACGGAAAGAGCCAGACAATCGCCGAATGGGCTATGGAAATAGGTTTGAAATTGGACACGCTTTGGAGGCGGTTGCAAAGAATGGGGCCAGATTTGGCTCTAACATCTGAAAACCTTGTGCAGAAAAACGCGTCACCTTTGATACACGGGACGCGGATTGGCTATGAGCGGTTCAAGTGTCGCTGCCCAGAATGTCGCGCCGATAATGCAAGGAGGCACAGGGAATACATGGAAAAAAGGAGTTCGGCATAATGTCATACATCATCGGCATCGACCCCGGCAAAAGCGGGGCCATCGCGCTCCTCGACACTGACGACATGCAGGTCAAGACGTACGACATGCCCGGCACACTGGACGAAAAGCGCGCGCTGATCTCTGACATCGGGCAGGTCAAATGCTGCTGGCTTGAGCGGCCCTTTTTCCCACGCATGATCGGGATCAAGAACGCCGTTACCATCGCGCAGGCCTACGGCGAACTGAAGGCCTGCCTGTTCTTTTCCGGCGTGCCGACATTTGAGGTCGATCCGTCTGCGTGGAAGAAAAACATGCGGCTCTCGACCGACAAGAACGCTAGCCGAGCGTTGGCCAGCCAATACTTCCCCGACTCGTCCGATCAATGGGCGCGGGTCAAAGACGACGGCAGAGCCGAGGCAGCACTGATCGCACTTTATGGATGGAGGAAGAAATGACCAGACGACCGTTCACCGGGCTGCCAGAGGACATGTACGCCCGCTACGACGATCAGGACCAGAATAACCGCGACTTCATCGTGGCGGCCTACGACAACAACATTATCAGCGAGTTGTTTTGGCCAAATTATGAGGCCGCGCCTTGGCATCTTCAGATGGAAGTTGGCAACCAACTCATCAATTTCTGGCCGCATAAGGCCAAGGCTCACGTCGCCTATGAATCCAAGGTTGCCTACGGCCTGCCCGCTATGTTTGCCACCGTGCGGCGGGTTCAGGGCGAAACCTTTGATGACTTTGACCTAGTGGAGAGAGAGCAATGAGAACCGACCTGACGAACAAGGACTACCACGCCCACCCCGCGATCTCGTCCTCGGACGTGAAGGCGGTACACACCAAGTCGCTGGCACACTGGAAGGGCAAGGTCCGCAAGGAAACCTCGGCCTTCGCGTTGGGCAGCGCCGTTCACGCTCTGGTGCTGGAGCCGGAAAAGAACCTCGTCCTACGCGGCCCCGAGGATCGCCGTGGCAACAAGTGGAAAGAGGCACAGCTTGCCGCCGATCTGGACGGCCAAATCCTGCTGCCCGAGGCTGAGTTCGATCTGGCCGCACGCATCGCCGATGCCGTCAAGGCTCACCCGGTCGCGGCCATGTATCTGGCCGATCCGACCTTCGTGGCCGAGGCCAGCTTCTTCGGCATCGATCCGGCTACAGGCACCGAAATCAAATGCCGACCCGACGCCTATTTGCCCGAGGTCGGCCTTGTGTTCGACGTGAAGACCACCACCGACGCCAGCCCAGACGGCTTCCCGCGTGAGCTTCGCAAATACGCATACGACGTGCAGGCGGCATTCTATCTGCGCGCCCTGCGTGCCGCTGGCTACAAAGCCGACACGTTCATGTTCATCGCGGTCGAGAAAGAGGCACCCTTTGCTGTCGGTGTCCATGCCCTGACCGACCGCTATTTGGACCACGCCGATCAGGTCGTGACCCAGACCCTCCAAAAGATCAGCAACGCCACCGCAGTTTCCGACTTCACAACGGGCTGGCCACTGATTAACCATATCGATCTGCCGCGTTGGCAGACCGAGACCACCGAAGATGACATCTTCGACCAAACCGTAGACTTCTGAGACCAACGCCAAGAGGAGCAAACCAATGGCTAACAACGACAGTGACTTTCACAAGGTTCTCGTCAAGAACGTGACCCTTCAGTACCCCAAGCTCAATAGCTGTTACCGCTTCAACACCCAGAAGCAGGCCAGCGAACCCTGCGCGCCCACCGCTTCCAACGCGGCCTGGAGCGTGGCTTTCGACATGCCCAAAGAGCAGGCCAAGCCGCTCTACGAAGAGCTGCGCGCCCACTACGAGGCTTGCCGCTCGCGCAACAGCAAGATGCCACAGTTCTCCAAGGTCTTCGGCATGAAGAAGCTGAAGGACGAGCATGGCAACGAAACCGGGATCGTGCAGTTCTCCGCCAAGCGCAACGGCATGAAGAAAGACGGCACGCCCAACAAGGCACCCACCGTCATCGACGGGCAGAAGCAACCGCTGGCCGATCTGGCCTTCTGGGGCGGCTCCAAAGGCACCGTGCGCGCGTGGGCTGTCGCTGTGATCGATCCCGATGGCAACGGCGGCATCTCCCTCCTGCTGGACGCGGTGCAGGTCACCGAAGCCCGCTACGGCGACGGCGGCATGGATGACTTTGATACCGTCGAAAGCAAGGCCGATCCGTTTGAGCAGGCAAAAGCGCACTTGACCGAACAGAAGCGCCAAGCCATTGCAGATGATCTGGGGGACGAAATCCCATTTTAGTAAAGAAGAACCCCGGCGTGAGACCAACGCGCCGGGGTTCAAGTAAGGCAGGCGGAACCGAGGGAGGAGCAGGTTCCAGATGTGTGAGAGCAACCCAACACAAGGAATACTTTAATGCAGTCTATATCTGGTGGCAAGTGTCGCGGTGGCCACAATGTCTGATATCCGTTTCCTGACAGCCCCCGGCTCTTTTCACACCCTGATTGACAAGCCCGGCCAATCCTACCCCGGCATTTCTTGGGCCGACATCGCCCGCATGGTTTCCACACCGCAGGCGAAAGAAAAGATCGACGCAGACTTTTTCATTCCCTCAACCTACCGCGAACACGACGGCAGATCGCACGAAGCCCAGCGTGAGCGCGGAGCCTTCCGCATGCTCGCCCTCGACATCGACAGGGGCAACCCCAGCCTAGACGACGTGCTGGCCGCCGTAGAGGCCGTTTGCGGGCCTGTCAGCCTGCTCGCCTATTCATCCTCCGGCGCGACACCAGAGAACCGCAAATGGCGCGTCCTGATCCCGCTGGCGGGCGTCCTGTCCGGCGCTGACTATGAGTTGGCCCAGACCGCCCTCTTCGATCTCCTGCATGCCAATGGCATACACCCCGACGGCGCTCTGGCGCGCTGCGGGCAGCCGATCTACCTGCCCAACGTACCGCTCGGCAAACGCAATCCCGATCTAACCCCGATCTTCTATCAGCACTGCATCGTCCGTGGCGGCATGTTGCGCCTCGACGCCGACAGCGCCATCCGCCAAGAAATCGACCGCAGGCTAGAACAATACCGCCTCGCCGCCGAGCAAGCCGACCGGGCGCGTGCCGAGCGTGAGCGCCAGCGTGCCGAGCGTCGGCAGAAGTTCCCCGATCAGGTCAGCCCGGTCGATGCCTTCAATGCAGACCACACCATCGAAGACCTGTTCGCCCGCTACCAATACGAGCGGCGCGGATCATCCCAGCATTACCGTTCGCGGTATCAAACCAGCCCCAGCTTCGCTACGCAGAACTTCGTGACCCATTGGGTCAGCCTGTCTGGATCGGACGCCGCCGCTGGTGTGGGCAAATCCAAATCCCTCGGCGAAAATTCATATTGCTGGGGCGATGCTTTCGATCTGTTCGTCCACTACGAACACGACGGCGATTTCGACAAAGCCGTGCGTGCCTATGGCCTTGAGATCAGCCCGGCTAAGACCGAGATCGACATGCCAGAGAACGGCATGGATGATTTTGACTATGTGGCCCCGCAGGCTGCGCCAGAGCCACCTGCCAGCGCAGAGGCCGATGACATAGACCTTGGCTCGTTCGACACCCCAGACGCCCCCGAGGCGGCCCCAGATTGGCCCACGCTTTACGATATGTTTGACGAGGCCAGCATTGAGCCTCGCCGCTGGATATATGCCCACCACTATCTGCGGTCATTCGTCAGCGTGCTGGCATCGGCAGGCGGCATCGGCAAGACCAGCCTCCAGATCGTGGAAGCCCTCGCCATCGTCACAGGCCGCCCGCTGCTGGGCGAGGAGGTGAAAGAGCGCACCAACGTCTGGATCGTCAACCTCGAAGACCCGCTGGAAGAAATCCAACGCCGGGTTCTCGCTGCGATGCGGCATTACGGCATCAAGCCATCCGAAGTAGAGGGCCGCCTGTTCGTCAACGCGGGCCGAGACTTCAGCCTAAAGTTCGGCATCCAGACCCGCGAAGGCGTTCTGCCCAACACCAAGCTGGTCGAATACCTCTGTGCCAAAATCCCCGAAAAGCAGATCGGCTGCGTGTTCATCGATCCCTTCGTCGGCGCCCACAACATCAACGAGAACGATAACATGGCCGTGAACGCCATTGTGGCGGAAATAAGGCGAGTGGCTGACGAGACAAAGTGCGCTATCGGCTTGGTCCATCACATCCGCAAAGGCAACGGCGAAGATGCCAGCATCGACAGCGTGCGTGGTGCAGGCTCTTTAATCGGGGCGGCACGGGCTGCACGGGTGGTCAATAAGGTCTCAGAGGACGACGCCATGAAGCTGGGCGTTGAAGTGGACAAAGCAAAAGGCATCTTCCGGGTGGACGATGGCAAAGCCAATCTCGCCCCGCCTGCCGACAAGTCAACCTACCGCCAGATGATCGGGGTCAAGATCGACAACGGAGAGTGGATCGGTGTCTGCGTGCCGTTCGACCTGCCAGACGAATGGAAGGGCATGACCGATGCCGTCGTGAACGAGATGCTGCGGATGATCGAACTGGGGCCGAGGACGGAGGACGGATCAGAGGAATACTATTCCATCCGCCCGCAAGACAAAGACCGCTTTGTAGGGCGCGTCATAACAACCTTCCCGTTTGATGATCCGAGCCACATGAAAAACGACGGGCAAGCCAAGCGCATCATCAAGACATGGCACGACAAGGGGCTGATTGAGGAGTTCGAATATCGCTCCGAAAGCCAGCGCAAAGACCGCAAAGGTGTGCGCCCTGTAGGTCGTGTTGGGGAGCAATTTTGATGTGCGCCACTGGATTTGAAAGTGTGGTTTCAGTGGCGCGCCAGCGGCGCAAATGGACTGCGCCACTGGTGATTTCGCCCTATAGGGTAAACCCAGCGGCGCAGAGCGCGCCACTGCCGCCTGCCTAGCGGCGCGGCAGAGGCGCACGCGCTGGGTTTACCCGTAACAAGGGCGAACCCGAAAATGAAAACGAGAGGAGCAATACGATGGCACAGAGACCAACACGCCAGAAAAAAGATGACCGCATCCTGCACAAAGGTGCGACGGCCAATGAGATCAAATCAGATCTCGCGCTGGCACCCTTCGACGCGGCAGTGCGAGCGATGGACAAACGCTGGGGCATCGACCG